AACGCCTGAACCCGAAACACCAAGCGTTGATGAGGCGAAGATTCAAGCTATTGAGGACGGGATCAAGAAAATCGAAGCATCTAATAAAGCCCTTGCTGAGGAAAACAAAAAAATAAAGGCAGAAAACAAAGCATTGAGAGACGGCAGCGCAGCAAGAGAAGAAGCAACCGAAACCGAAGAACAATCAAACCCCGAAACACCGGCAGATGACGGCAAAGCAACGCCTCATCCGATGGATATACTCGCAAAAAGGGTAATCAAATTACAAACTCACGCACAAAGAAACTAAGCTATGGCAGACTTCGCAACACTAAACTTTTCACACACATGGAATGGTGAAGAGATTTTAACAGAGATTTTCTTCAAGCCAAGGGAAGGGCAAGATAATATCTTTGATAATTACAGGGTGATGAATGTTATCCACAAGGCTAATATTTACCTGCCTAATAAGCTGCGTAAAATCTTACGCAAGTACACTACTTGCGGTTTTGCTGCAACGGGCGGAGCATTTGTGATTGATGACAAGACCATTGACACTACAAAAATAAAAGCCAATGTAGAGGAATGCTCTGAGACATTCGCTGAAACCATCTTCGAAACAGCGATGAAAAGAGGCGTCAAGAGAGACGAGTTGACAGGAACGATGATAGAAGATATTTTGCTACCGACATTTACCGAGGCAGTAGCAAGCGACATAGCACGCATCCAATGGTTTGCCTCTGACGCTTCTGCTGATTTGAATTGGAGTATGTTTGACGGATGGCTTCAGCAAGCATTTGATTCATCTGTTTCACTTGGACACATCATAGACGCTGACAGCACAGCATTTGAAACAGGCGGAGCGCTTGCCACAGACGGAGCTTTGGGACTATTTAAAAATCTCTACGATAATCAAGGTGAGGCGATGCTTGAGTTCTCCCCGGAAGAAAAACGATGGTTTGTTTCTACCCCTGTGTGGAACAACTACCTCTCTACATTAGAAGACACCAACATGACCGAAGGATGGAAGTTGGTGCAAGACGGAGTTATGAGGTTGTTTTTCAGAGGTACAGAGATTGTGCGGGTGAAGAACTGGACTACCGACTTAGCAGACACCTCTAACCCGCAAAATTCAATAATCGGTACTAATCTAATTGTGTTCACGATTCCTGATAACCTAATTGTGGCTTCTGACATTACAGATCCGCTGGCTCAGTTCAAGATCAGAGATGCAGACGATGATGATGAAAAATTAAAATTAATCGCCAAGTTTAAACTCGGAGCTAAGATAGTGCACGAATCAATCATGGCAATAGCATACTAATTATGGGAGCGATAACTACTGATATATTACTGACCTGTGCTGATGAAAATCGCAGAGGTGGTATTAAGAGGATTTTTGTAGTAAACAAAACCGATCTTACCTCTTTTACAGCAGGCGGTACTGATTTTGATTACACAGCAGTTACGCTCACCACCACAGCTAAGGTGTGGTATGAAGTTCAGGTGGATGATGAAGGAGCTGATTTCTTAGGAGAGGGAAGCGTAGAGAACGGTAGCTCAATGATTGAGAAGACCATCACCGCCAAGATACCAAAACTTGAAAAAGTAAAAGCCAAAACCCTGAATGACCTGTTTGAAAGCTGTAAAGTGGTGGCAATTATAGAGACCTATGATGATACAGGCACAAACAATCAAGCTATTGTGGTGGGATATGATGAGATTTTAGGCACTGACGCTGCCCTGAGAGCCAACATCACAGAGACCCTTGAGGGTGAGCTGCAAGGGCAAAACGCATATACTCTGACATTAAACGGGAGGGGAGCGCAAGTCGCAAGAGAATTTGTGGGCAGCATAGACACCAACGCATCCGGCTCAGTGAGCTTTGGAACATAAAAAATAGCACAGTATTAAAATCTGGGGGGCGGGGGATTACTTCCGCCCTTTTTTTATTGCATGGGTAGTAAAAAAAACATAAAAGTTCAAAAAAAGATAAAGGCAGTAGCTATTACTGATCCACAGCCGCAGAGGGACACCGCACGGCTTTTCCCTAAAGCAACGAAGTGGGTTCCCTTTTTCCTTGATTCCGGCAACATTTATCCCAACGATCTGGCTTTAAGGGCGAGGCGTAGCCCTACTCATGGGGCTGTGATAAAATCAAAAATCACCTATACCAACGGGCAGGGATTTACCTATTGGAAAGACGGGGAGCAAGTTGAATTTGATAAGTTAGACAAGAACCTTCAGGTATTCTTGTCAGACGCAGACAACAAGGGCACTCCATTGATCAGGGTTTATGCTCAAGCCGCGCAGGATTACATCACCACAGGCAATAGCTGGACTGAAATTTCTAAGAGAACAAAAAACAAATCCGTAGGCGTTAATGTCTTTCGCAAAGATGCCACCAAATGCAGAACCGATGAGGAAGAAAAGACCGTGTTTATATCAAGTTTTTGGAGAGACATTAAAAACAATCCTTCGGCTAATAAAAAGAAATTCCCCATTAAGCCCGTAAAGAGATGGGATAATAACATAGATACTAAGCAGGGCAATTTTATCATTCACAGAAAACAAGACACACCTGAGTTTGATTTTTACGGAGTGCCTGAATATGTCTCTGTGCTTAAATGGGCAGACATTGAATATCGTATACCTACGTATAATTTAGACCGGCTTGATAACGGGTTTTTCCCTTCTGTTGTGCTTAGTATGTTTGGCGACCCACCCGAAGGTCAGACAGCACAGGACTATATAAGGGAGGTAGTCAATAAATTCACAGGAGAAGGCAAAAACTCCAAGATATTAGCCACCCTGCTGGATGACGCAGATCAAGAAACCAAAGTGTCTGAACTCTCAGGGGCTAAGGACGGTGAGTTTAAAGATTTGGATGCTTTGGCTACTCAGAATATCATCTCAGGACACAGATGGTTTCCTTCGCTGGCAGGCATTCAAACCGCAGGTAAACTCGGAGATAACCAGGAAATCATTAATCAATGGAACATCGTAATGAACTCGGTAGTGATCCCGGAGTTTCAAACACCCCTGCTGGACTTATTTAATACTATTTTAAAGATAGCTGGATTTGATGTAGAGTTGAGAATTAAGAACACCCCGCCTGTTGGGTTTAAGATTGACCCGACCAAAGTTTTGCTAATAGACGAGCAAAGAGAAATTCTCGGCAGACCGGAATTAGACGAGGGCGAAGGCAAAAAACTGTTAAAATCCACAAAGGATGTCCGTAACGATAACTGACATAGGAAATCAAATAGAGTTCGTTGACACCGGAGAACCCGCAGCAACTCACTTAATGCAGAAGCGCAACATCCGGCTTTTGAAGAACAGTGCGAAGGTCAATGTTTACGATAATAACGATACGCAATACGAAATACGATTTCTGGCTATTGACCCCGCAGACGTGGCTGGCGTAGCTGATTTAGATGCACTATATNCGCTGATAAGAGATATGATGACGTTAGGTTTCGATGATGTTGGTGGCGCACAGATAGGAACAAATCAGGAACACCACGAGATACACGAGGGCGACCATTATTTTTATTCCGACTGCATCACATTAGCCGATTCCGCCACTCAGGATTATATGCTTACAGTATCGGATACCCTGATTAGAAAGCACATAACATTTACTATCAAGGGAAGCGCGGGGATAACAATAGCTCTCTTTGAAGGAACGGACAAAACCGGCACGGCATTACAGACAAGCTATAATAACGACAGAGATTCGGCTAATCAAGCGGAGCTGGCAATACACAAAGGAACATCTGGAGGCAGCACAGACGGCACGGACATACACCCTGATTGCGATGGATCAAGCGCGGGAAAAGGCACAGCAGGCGTTTTACAGCGAAGCAATGAAATTATTCTAATGACCAATACAAAATACATCGTAAGAATAACAAGCGGGGCAAATTCCAACAATATAAGTACAAATTTTGAATGGTATGAGCACACAGATTCGCTGTAATGACTACAACTGAAATAATAACCACCACCGAAGTCAGGGACTTGGCTCTCAGGACTTCGACCTTTGATGCCAAATTATTGGAAGATTATATCTTGCCCGCTCAAAGGCAGTACCTGAGACCATTTTTGGGAAAGGATTATTACAATGAAATCTTGACTCAGGTAGAGGCATCTACATTGAGCGCAGACAATTCTACATTGCTTAATTCATATCTCAAGCCTGCGCTGGCTTATTTTGTCGTGTACGATGCTTTTCCTAATATCTCAATGAACATCACAAACAAGGGAATATTTATTAATGAAAGTGAGACCTCCCAGTCAGCTTCAGGGGGAGACAGGGGGGGGCTAAGGCAAAACGTCTCCTCTATGGCTGAGAGATGGAGAAAAGACGCCAAGCAGTTCATTAGAGACGAACAAGACGATGACAGCGCTAAGTTTCCTGATTTTTCAGATCAGGACACCAACAAAAACAAAGGACTACCGATACCCTACTAATGGCAGAAAATCTACACCCCGACATCCCTGACAGCCAGCTTCACAATCCGAAGGGATTTGCAGGAGCAGGCAACGCTACATTTATTTTTAAGGATGAAAAAGCGGCTTTGGTGTGGGAAACGCGGCAACGACTTCCGGCTGCCCTTCAATTTGTTGATCAGACCGCAGCACCGCCTACTGAAGCAAGCGGAGACATTTATGTGTTAGATGGAGAATCAACGGCAGTGGACGCTGCCTGGGACGGTCTTGCCCAGCATGACTGGGCAAGATATGACGGCACTACATGGCTGGGTATTACCCCTGTTGAGCCGACCTTCTGCTGGGATAAATCAGAAGATGAAGATCGTATCTTTACAAATGATTGGGATAAAGACAAGCCAAATGATGTACTTACAAATAAAATCACCCTTAGTTCTGCTCAACTTTTGAATATTTTTACGTCTCCGGTTACGATTATCCCTGCGCCAGGTGCAGGGAAAGCAATTAATATTCTTTCGGTAGCGGCATCGCTTAATTTCAATAGCGTAGCATATACAGGCGGAGAAATATTGAGCATTTTAGAGACAGATGGAAGCGGCAATAGCTGGACATCCCTAACTTCGGGAATTACTACCCTTCTTGATGAAGCAGCGAATAGGTATTTGTTCAAAAATCCCACGCCTAACTTTTTCTCTGCCATTAATTCACCTATTGTAGTAACGACAGGCGTAGGGAATCCGGCAACAGGCGACAGTACGGTAACAATAGAAATCGTTTATAGAATCACTAATTTTAATTAAACTATGCAACCAATAAACAAAATGGCAGGAGTAGGCGGAACTCAGTTTTATGACGGAACGGCTACATTAGCAATTCAGGCATGGGCTATTCAAATTAATGCCGATGCAGTTATTAATGTTTTGACGGACATGGGCGAAGACGGCTCAAGTAAGCTCAATGATATTACCGGTTCTTCCGACCAAAACATTACGTCCAAGACCTTAAAATCGGGTATTTTATTGACCGCTGCGCCCGGGAAGGTATTTGATCAGGTCTCGCTCACCTCAGGGGACATTATCATTCATAAAGTTTGATAATAGGCAATGTCATATCGCCCTTAAAAGTAAGGAACTACGGAGCAGAATTTTCTTACACCAAGTCCCTGCTTGTTGCCACCGATGAGTATATCAACTGGGGTACAAACGCTAATATTCAGTTTGATGGCACTGATGCCTTTTCATTGGGTACGTGGGTAAAAATAGGAGCTGGCTCAATAGGCAACCTTGAGTACATTATGACCAACTTTTCAAATGATGCGAATTTGAGAGGGTGGGCAATAGCTAAAAACCCAAATGAAACAGTCAGATTTTTTGTAAGAAATACAGGAGGGGCAAGATTGGATGTGGCAACCGATGTGACAGATGTGCTCTCGCAGGATACATGGTGCAGGGTATTAATTACTTATGATGGCAGTGAGGCAGCGCCAGGGGTTAATATTTATTTTGATGGCTTGGTGCAGGCACAAGGGGCAGTGACCGACACGCTATCGGGGCAATCCTGTGTATCAACACAGGCAACCACAATAGGAATCAGGACAAACGGCTCAAATAATCCATTTACAGGGAACTTATTAGCCCCTACTATTTACAATTATGAACTCACACCTGCCCAAGCTGCCTTAGACGCTGTTGTGAATCAGGATTTAATGAATACACCAGGACTAACAGATCCAATCCAGCACCTTACTTTAAACGACAGTAGAGATAACTTCAATTCTGACGTAGTAAATGGGTATAGATTCTACTCAGCCATTACAGGCGGATTAAACGGGGATACAGTGAATGTTGAAGAAGCAGATTTAGAACTTGATGTACCTGCATAATGGCAAAAGAAAACAAAATACAAAGTACTGAAGCTCTCCGACATGGATGGCAAGTGGGACTTGGTTGTTCAAAGCAAAGAGACGGCTATACAGAAAGACGGAGAGGTGCTTATTAAACTTCCTGTCAATATTCAGTNCCTTAAAGATGTCCCAAAGGAACACAAGGAGCTGTTCAGGGCAAACAAACCATACCTCACCGAAAAAGAAGCAATAGCAGTTGTACATAAATGGTATCCCGATGTCCAAGATTGACGACATACATACTAAATTAGACACCGTCATTGATGCGCAGCAGAGTCAGGGGGAGGATATAAGTAAGATTACTATGCGGCTTGTGGGCGATGAACGATTGCAGCAGACAGGACTAATCCATGAGGTGAAGAAAAACTCAAAATATCGCAAGGCGAGCGCAAAAAGAATAGGTATAATTGGCGGAATATTTGCTACCTTTACAGCCGGAGGGGTAAGTTTTAAGGAAGTCATAATTAAATTTTTAGGATTTTGAAACTAAAGCATTTTAAAATATCAGAGTTTGACAGCGCAGACCTTCCGGGCAGCGGCAAGAACATGAAAGAATCTACGCTGGAGATGTTAGACGCTGCCAGGGGCTTTGCTAATATGCCTTTCGTTATTAACTCCGCCTATCGTACCGAAGCCCATAACAGGCGTGTCGGGGGTGTTGATAGTTCGGCACACACAACAGGTCATGCCGTTGATATTCGTGTGAAGGGTGGCAGGCAAAAATACCTCATCATAAGAGCTTGCATGCAGGCGGGATTTAACCGCATCGGAATCTCAAGAACTTTCGTCCATGTGGACAACGACCCGGACAAACCGGAAAATGTAATCTGGACCTATTAACCAAAACTAAAAACCATGAGTAAAGTAGGAGACATTATTAAAAATTTACTTACTAAGAATGTAGGCAACGTAGCCGAAGGAGTGGTAAACACAGGACTTTCTTTAATCAGAGACAAAACAAGGGATTCTGATACCAGCTTTATCCGAGAGAAAGTAAAGAAAGGCGTGTCTATTTCTTCTAAGCGTGTTTTGAATCTTACAGGCACAGCAGCTATCATCACCACCGCACTTAGCTTAATGACTTCTGACGGGCTTAATAAATTCAATTTATTGTTGCTTGGGCTGGGAATAGTTTACAGCGCAGCAATGGCATTTATTACAGCTTATTCAGAAAAGAAATAATTATCCCTTATTTTGGTAATTAGCCCTGTTTTCTTGACGAGAGCAGGGTTTTTTATGTCTATAAGACATAAAAAAAGATGGTAACTATATACTTGGATGTACCAATTAATTTACTTATATTTGCCTGATGGTTCTCTTCGCCCAACCCCTCGGGCACATCCATTGCTGATTTGAAAACCCTCGTTTTACTTTTTATCGGGGGTTTTCTTTTTTTATTAAAAATATTATTTTATCTTTGTACAGAATAACGACCGTCCATCACCTTTGAGTCACGAAATAATCTCCGATTAGTAGCAGAGTGATGGCTGTGAAAGTCGGAGATTTTTCTTTTTA